GTCCCCAATTTTATTTTTTTAAATTAAGTAAGGGGGGATATAACTTAATTCACAGCATATTAAAAATTTTTTAATAACCACCCTGATACTGTAGCCACCAGTCATTAATATACTTAGTCCACTCTGTAACGTCTCGTCCGTCCTGACACTCCATAAGCCTATTAATACAAGTCTCCTTGTCAGTATCTATGTATATCTCTCTAGCCCCTAAGCTCTCAGCTAACCTCTCACGCTCAGCCTGATAAGGATAGCCACCTATGATATAAGCATTTAACCACTTACCCCTACGATACTTAACAGACTCCAGTAAGTTATCTCTGACAGCAAACACTACAGACTTAAGCCTGTTAGGTTTAATGTATCTGTCACAACCGCTTACACACTCCCATATACTATCTAGGTCTATGATCAGGTCACCCTCTACCATAGCCTCTTTAACCCAGCTACTCTTACCGCTTAACGGTGAGCCATACACTATAAATACCTGTCTGTTACCGCTGTACAGTTTGTTATGTATAATGTTATGGCACTTATGGTGTACTAACACTATTAAGTCAGGGTTAAGACTAATCATATAGTCTGTGTAATTCTCCTCTGTAAGCTCTATAGTATGATGACCTATACAGTCATACTTCTTAACTATAGGCTTTCCACAGTGAGCACAGATTATATTACCCTGAGCGTCCATTCTCTTAGGGTCATTCTTTAATACGTCTAACAGGTTTAACCAAGGGTCAGACCTGTAAAACTGGTATAGACTCATATAATATCGTGCATAGTAGCTCTAAGAATATCCTCATATACTTTGTTACTACTACGTCTCCTAAATAATCTAAATAAGCGTCTCATGTTATGCTCCTTAAAAAAGTGCCATAATACTTACAATTGCACCAGAAATAAATACTCCAATACAGATATAAACAATATAATCCTCATTTGATTCGTTGTTATTCATATTCACCCTTATAAAATAATGCTTGCATAAGCATAGACACTACAAAAGTAAGCATTAGTATACACATTTTCATATAGATACCTCGTTAAATTGAAAATATAAACCATGAATACTGTGCGTCATTTATTAAAGCTACAATATCCCCTGTTTTAATATCAGTGAGTTTCCATGCACTTGCAGATACACTATAATGTCCTACGGCTCTTTGAAATTGAATAAGTTCACTTGTACCTGTTTCAGAAGTAAGGGTAAGTGTACTATCTAAACCTACTCCACCTTTAATAACAAGTAGTGTGTCATAATCATTATCTGCGGTCCATGTGTTAGTACCGTCAATAGTACCGTCAAAAGCGTCATAATATAAACTTGCTACTAAAGTAAACTCGCCACTCTTAAAAGGGATAAGGCTGTCATCAGCCCCATAGTAACCGTAGTTACCATCTCCATCTACGCCAAAGCGTAAACCACCTAAATTATTATTTACCTCATCAAGAGCACCCTGTACGTTATCACTTACTAAGCCACTCTCAGCATTATTATATTTAACCGCCTCAGCTGTACCAGCTCCTCCAGTTCCTACATTAACTATCATTTGTATACCTCCTAAGTGACTACCATACATTAGCGTCTACTTGTTTCTCTTTAAGCTCCAGCTCTTTCTTACGATATTCCATAGCTCTAGGCTCATTCATGTAATTACCCCAGTTTTTAAGTAGGAATATACCAGCTGTGTCAGACGGTGGATAGTAAATAGTCTCCTCATACTCTACCATTTCCTCCCACTCCTCAGCCTTTTTACCGTTCTCATACTTACAGCGTTTTACCTTAGCGTACTTCTTAACTTTACGCTCATAACCTTTAGCTGAGTTAAACATGGTATTCTCCAGCTCTTTAACCGCTGGCTCTCTAGACTCTTTTATAGTGTAAATATTGTCAAGATTAGCGTATTTATAAATAGTAGGTCTGCTGACTCCTAAACTCTTAGCTATAGAGTCTACACTGATACCCTGACTAAGCCACTCTTTAATGTTTTCTAAGTTATCTAATACAATATTTTTCTTACTTCTGTTAGCCACGTCGTCACTTCCTTACCAGCTTGTTAACGATAGACTGAACAGCTGTATAATTATAGCCAGCCTGTGTAAGTCTACGCTTACGCTCAGCACCATTACCCCACTTACCGTCTAAGACCTCTTTAGCTACGTCCTCAAGGCTCTTAGCACCAGTTAAAAATAATTTACGCTCAGCCTCTCTACGTCTTACCAGACCTTTAAGAGTTTTACCTGACGCCTTGTTATATAAAAGAATAGCCTCAGCGATCTGCTCAGCGTTTCTATTCTTAACCAGCTTTTTTAAATTGCCTACGCCACAGTTATAACAGAAACTTACTAAAGCACTAAACTGATTTTCGTTAAGCGGTATCTTAACGTTATCAGTTACATATTTCTCATATTTTTTCATATCAGACTTAAGCATATTGTCAGCCTGTGCCTTATTGATTACCTGACCGACTGTTACACCAGCTGTATGTCCATAGCCGATAGTTAAAGTACCTTTAACCTGTGACATACTGGTAATAGTCTTATTAGGCTGTAAATCGTCATAAGCCACTAAACGGCAACCCTCAAAAGATTTAATTAACTCTAAACCAGCGTTATTAATTCTCATTCTCGTCACTCCTGATAGTCTTATTAATTGCCTCAGCTGTTAAAATACACCCTATAGCTAAGCCAGCCATAACTACAGCCACAATTAAAATGTCAAATACAGCCCACATAAACTACACCTCTTTATTACTAGAGTCAGCCCAGCCCTCAGCAAAGATATAAGCAATTAAAGCACCAAAACTCATAACAATACTTACTACCTGTTCCACGCTACCAGCGTCCACATTAAACGCTACTAATAACGCTGTAATAAATGCTACTAAAGCTACCCAAAACTTACGACTCGTTAACTTTCTGATTAAATCCTCTTTACTCATGCTCATACCCTCCTACTAAATTAAGTTATTAATATCTACACCCTCCAGATACTTCTCTGGTAAGTTTTTAAAAATATTTTCTCTACAGGCTTTTTTAAGATACCAGACGTTACACGCTGACAGCTCCAAATAAGACGCCAGAGCTATCTGAGTAACATACTCCATACTAAACCCTGTAAAAGCTCCTATAATGACTATCAGTGTCAGTACCAGACTAATTAAGTAACTCACTAATAGTATTAATTTACTCGTCTCTATGTTCCATAATTTGTATACGTGTTTCGTGATCATGTAATTTTCTCTCATGCTCATCTAATTCTTTTTTCATTTCTTTTTTATCTGAGTTTAAATGAGTTACAGCGTCCGTAAGACCTTTTATGTTTACGTTTAAATTAATAATAGGTTTTATCAGTGCTATAATGCTCCCCAGCACTGGCACACAAAAAACTATTAAATATCCCCAAAATTCTGTATTACTCATATCTCTAAACCCTCTTTAGTAGTGTTATATCTTATTTATATAATGTTCTTAAGAACATTATATAAATAAGATAAAAATAAAAGAATGACGTCACGTGACGTCACCCTGTAACAGCGTGTAACAGATGAAAATAGACAAGTGTTACACAAAAAAGCCCGCATTTATGCGGGTTTGAGGCACTTTGTAACAGCGTAACAGATAAAAGCCCTATATTAGATATATTTTATATAAATATATAATTATATAGTTACTATATTAAAATCCCTAAACATTCAAGTATAAAAAGAGCTGTTACGCTGTTACACTGTTACAAAAACCCCCACAACCCTAGTATTTATGCGGGTTTCAGGTGTAACAGCACTGTAACAGCGTGTAACAGATGAGCATAAAAAAGAGACACTAAATAGTGTCTCTTAAATCTTCATCAGTTAAAACCTCAATTTCCTCAAAACCAACCTCGTAAGAGCTATATTTACATTTAGCGTTATACGCCTCACACCACTTTCTAGCGTCATCCTCTGAGCCTATAATAATTCCTTTTGGCTCATTTTCGTAACCGCCTACATATACTAAGTAATATTTTTTATCCATATCTACTCCTCTCTATTAATACCACTCATAGGTTTACCACAACAAGGACAATAATTATAATAGTCTCCTGTGTCATTACCCTCTACCACCTTGTCACATATGGAGCATGATAGCTCACTATCATTTAAGCGTACCCACTCCCCATAAGTACAATTATCCAGTAACTCCTCCATGTTACAGTCTAACGCCTGAGCCAGCTTATGCACCGTATCAGCCTGAGCTATATTAATGTCTCTGAGTCCTTGCTCATAGTATTGTATCATACGCAA